AACATTTTGTTTGACGAAAAGGATAATTCATATAATATTTTTATAACTAAAAACAGTGAAGTTCTTCATTGGAAAAAGTTTAACAATAATATGGCTATATCTGTTGAGTACGACTTGAAGTATTAATGAAGAGTTTATATAATTTTATTATTAAACCTTTAAATTCAAGGTATGATAATACTAGAAAAATAGGTGATAAAACACTTATTATTAATACTAATATAGAAAACCATGTTTTCGTTAGTAAAGAAGCAGTTGTTGTATCTACACCGGCTGCTTATACTTCACCTATAAATGTTGGCGATAAATTATATGTGCATCACAACATATTTAGAAGATGGTATGACCAAAAAGGTAAAGAAAGAAATAGTTCAATGTTCTTTAAAAAAGACATGTACTTTTGCGCTCCTGACCAAATATACATGTATAACGGCAGGTGTTTTAACAATTACTGCTTTATAAAACCTTTAGAAGATAACCACTATTTAAAGACTTCAAAAGAAAAACCTAACGTTGGTATAGTAAGATATAGTAACAAGGCCTTAGAAGCGCTAGAAATAACACCTGGAACACTTATTACGTTTACCCCAGACTCGGAATTTGAGTTTATTATAGATGGTGAACGACTTTATTGTATGAAATCTAATAATATAGCTTTAACTCATGAAAACAAAGGAGACGAGAAAGAATATAATCCAAGCTGGGCGAAAAGCAGTTGATGAATTAATCAAAGTTGCAGAAGAAAAAATAATAACTCATACTGAGGAAGATGTTTCTGCTGATAGGCTTAAAAACGCTGCTGCTACAAAAAAGCTTTGTATAATGGATGCTTTTGAAATACTAACGCGTATTGAAGAAGAAGAAGATATATTAAAAAGTAGTGATAAAACTAAAGAGGCTAAAACTTTTAAAGGTTTTGCAGAGGGGAGAAGCAAGTGAGTTACGAGCAAAGTCTTTGTATTGAAATAAAAGATGTTATAAATCCTAAAATATTAGCCAAACAAAATAGGTTTAAAAAATGGGAATACGGCTACAATGTAGAATATGATTTTATAGTAATAAGTAAAAGTGGAAAAATTGGAAAAATCATTGAAATACAAGGTCTCCGCATTGCTTTACCAGCAGCAGATGAACCGTATAAACGAAGCAATAAAAAAGAGGAGCAACACTGGGAAAGATTTGAATACCCAAAAGAATTACAAAGAATAAAAACAAGATTTGACTGGGAAGAATATCCAATAGATTTTAAAGAAAAATGGTACGATTATATTGATAATGAATTTACTAGACGAGAACAAGGATTTTGGTTTTATAACAATGGTATTAATACTTACATTACTGGCTCTCATTACATGTACCTGCAATGGTCAAAAATCGATATTGGAGCTCCAGAATACAGAGAGTCAAACACAATATTCTTTATCTTTTGGGAAGCATGTAAAGCAGACCACAGGTGTTACGGAATATGTTATCTTAAAAACAGACGATCTGGTTTTTCGTTCATGTCTTCTGCGGAGCTCGTTAACCAAGCAACAATATCTTCAGATGCAAGATTTGGTATATTGTCTAAATCAGGAGCTGATGCTAAGAAAATGTTTACAGATAAGGTTGTTCCAATATCAGTTAACTATCCTTTTTTCTTTAAACCAATTCAAGACGGTATGGATAGGCCAAAAACTGAGCTGGCATATCGTGTTCCGGCATCCAAACTTACTAGAAGAAAGCTGGAAAGTAATGAGCAGCTAGCAGATTTACAAGGCCTCGATACAACTATTGACTGGAAAAATACAGGAGATAACTCTTATGATGGAGAGAAATTAAAAATATTATCACATGATGAAAGTGGTAAATGGGAAAGACCTGATAATATATTAAACAACTGGAGAGTTACAAAAACTACATTAAGACTAGGTTCAAGAATCGTAGGTAAATGTATGATGGGCTCAACTTCTAACGCATTAGACAAAGGTGGAGACAACTTTAAAAAACTATACTACAATTCAGACGTTACAAAAAGAAATAAAAACGGACAAACAGCTTCTGGGCTCTATAGCTTGTTCATACCTATGGAGTGGAACTACGAAGGATTCATGGATACTTTCGGACTACCTGTATTTACAAACCCAAAAGATCCAGTCAAAACAATTGACGGTGGAACTATTACAACTGGAGTTATCCAACACTGGCAAAACGAAGTTGAAGGTTTAAAAATAGATCAAGACGCTTTAAACGAATACTACAGGCAATTTCCAAGAACTGAAGCACATGCATTTAGAGACGAAACAAAAGACAGTTTATTTAATTTAACTAAAATATATCAACAAATAGATATAAACGAAGAATTAAACAATTTATCTTCTGTTGCTCAAGGAAGTTTTCAATGGTTAAATGGTATTAAAGATAGTCAAGTAGAGTTTTATCCTAACAAAAATGGAAGGTTTTTACTTTCTTGGGTACCTCCTCTGAAACTACAAAACAATATAATAACAAAAAATGGTATTAAATACCCAGGTAACGAACACGTTGGAGCTTTTGGCTGTGACTCTTACGATATTAGCGGTACTGTTGATGGCCGCGGCTCTAAAGGAGCATTACATGGACTAACAAAGTTTTCTATGGACGACGCGCCGCCTCATCACTTCTTTTTAGAGTATATAGCTAGACCACAAACAGCTGAAATATTTTTTGAAGATGTTTTAATGGCTTTAGCTTTTTACGGCATGCCAATACTTTGTGAAAATAATAAACCAAGGTTACTATATTATTTAAAGCGAAGAGGCTACAGAGGTTTTAGCATGAATAGACCAGATAAGATATATAACAAATTATCTACTACCGAAAGAGAGATAGGCGGAATACCTAACTCAAGTGAAGACATTAAGCAAGCACACGCTGCTGCTATAGAATACTATATTGAAAATTACGTAGGCCAACTAGAGACTAAAGTAGGTGATATGTATTTTCAAAAAACTTTAGACGACTGGAGCAGGTTTAATATAAATAACAGAACTAAATATGATGCTTCTATTAGTTCTGGATTAGCTATAATGGCTTGTAATAAAAATAAATACAGACCAGTTGCTACTAGAGTCAAAAAAGATATTAACTTAGGGATACGTACATACAACAACAATGGATCTTTTTCACAAATAATATAATAAATGGCAAAAATTACAAATACTTACAGTTCTTTTCCAGACCAGGTTGTACCTGATGACGTTAAGCAAAGTCAAGAATATGGCCAGCAAGTTGGTATGGCTATTGAAGGAGATTGGTTTAGTGGAACTAGATCTGGAGTTGAAAATAGATTTAATACTAATTACAACAACTTTAGAATGCGTAGACTCTACGCGAGAGCAGAGCAGCCAGTTCAAAAGTACAAAGATGAATTAGCTATTAACGGTGATTTAAGTTATTTAAATCTAGACTGGAAACCTGTGCCTATAATACCTAAGTTTGTAGACATAGTTGTTAACGGAATGGACGATAAGCTTTATGATATTAAAGCGTTTGCTCAAGACCCTGAATCAAGAAGAACAAGATCTAAATATGCTGAAGACATATTAAGAGACATGCAAACAAAAGAATTTTTAGCAGAAGTACAGAGTGTTTTAGGTATGAATTTATTTAATACTGATAAACCTGAGGAGCTACCTGAAAGCAAAGAAGAGTTAGATTTACATATGCAACTAACATATAAGCAAGCTAGTGAAATAGCTTGTGAAGAGGCTATTAACAATACTTTAGAGTTTAATAGATATAATTTAAAAAAGAAACGTGTAATAGAAGATTTAGTAATATTAGGCATTGGAGCTTTAAAAACAAACTGGAATAAAGCAGAAGGTGTAAAAATAGATTATGTAGATCCAGCTAGATTAGTTTATTCATATTCTGATGATCCTAATTTTGAAGACTTATGGTACGTGGGAGAGGTTAAAGCCTTGTCTTTAGCTGATTGCAAGAAACAGTTTCCTAATCTAACTAACGAAGAGCTTACTAGGTTACAACAGTATCAAGGCAATGGCAACATGCTTTATAATAGAAACGGAAAAACTGATGGTAATTATGTTTACATATTATACTTTGAATACAAAACTTATTCAGATCAAGTTTTTAAAATAAAGAAAACAGCTACTGGTTTAGAAAAAGCGTTAGAAAAGCCAGATACATTTGACCCACAGCAAAACGATAATTTTGATAGAGTATCTAGGTCAATTGAAGTATTGTATACTGGAGCAAAAGTTTTAGGTTATGACATGTTGTTAGACTGGAAACTAGCAGAGAATATGACTAGACCAAAATCTAATTTAGTTAAAGTAAACATGAACTATAGTATTTGTTGTCCTAAAATGTACGGCGGCAGAATAGAAAGCTTAGTTAGCAGAATGCAAGGTTTTGCCGATATGATACAATTGACACATTTAAAAATACAACAAGTAATATCTAAGGTTATACCTGATGGTGTATATTTAGACGTTGATGGATTAGCAGAAGTGGATCTAGGTAATGGAACTAATTACAATGCTAAGGAAGCTTTAAATATGTATTTTCAAACAGGTAGTATACTAGGTAGATCTATGAACACTGAAGGAGATCCTAATGGTGGTAGAATACCTATACAAGAGCTTGTTAAGAATGATGGAGGTCAAAAAATTGCTTCATTAATATCTACTTATCAATATTATTTACAGATGATAAGAGATGTAACAGGATTAAATGAAGCTAGAGACGGAACTATGCCTAATTCAGACATGTTAGTCGGTATGCAAAAGCTTGCAGCGGCAAGTTCAAACACAGCAACTAAACATATATTAAATTCATATCTATATTTAACTGTTAGGACTTGCGAAAATATAGTGCTAAGAACATCGGATAGTATAGAGTTTGATCTAACAAAAGAAGCTTTAAAAAATAGCATATCAACTTGGAACGTTGGTCAATTAGAAGATTTGTCAACAATACACTTATGTGATTTTGGTATATATTTTGACTTAGTTCCAGATGAAAAAGAAAAAGAACAATTAGAAGCTAATATTCAAGCTGCTTTACAGAGTGGTAGTATAAATCTAGAAGACGCTATAGACATTAGGCAAATTAGAAATCTTAAATTAGCTAATCAAATGATTAAGCTAAAGCGTAAGAAAGCTGCTGAAGCTGCTCAAGCTGCAAACTTAGCAAACATACAAGCTCAAGGACAAGCAAATGCTCAAGCAAGCGAGGCGTCAGCGATGGCTGAGGTACAGAAATCAGAAGCTCAATTAAATACAAAACTTAAGTTTGAAAAAGGTAAATCTGGATATGAGATAGAAAGAATGAGAACAGAGGCTCAAATAAAGCGTGAGTTAATGGAGCTTGAGTTTAATTACAATATGCAATTAGGTCAACAGAAAATAAATACAGAATCTGATCGTGAGCAAGAAATTGAAAACAGAAAAGATGAAAGAACCAAAATAGTAGGTACTCAACAAAGTGCTATTGCTGATCAAAAACAAAACAACCTATTACCCATAAATTTTGAAAATAATCAAGATTTAAACATTTAATAACTATTATATTATATTATGTCAAAACAACAAATAGAAGCAGAGGTGGACTCAAAAGCGCCTTTAAAAATAAAGAAAAAACCTGGACGACCAAAAAAATTGTCTCAGGAAAAGAAAGTAACTAAATTAGAAATAAAAAAAGATGCCGTTTCAGAGCAAAGCACAAGAGAATTGGATGAGAATAAACAAGCCAAAGATGTGGAAGGATTGGAGAAAGGAACACCCGAACCAAGACTTGAAGAGATTACCAAAGAAGTTGAAAACAAAGACTTAGAAGTAATAAATGAAAAACCTGAAGTAGTTGAAGAAGCTAAAAACCTTGAGAAAGAAGTTAAAGAAGCTATAAGAGACGAAAAAGTATCAGGAAGACAATTACCAGAAAACGTAGAAAAACTAGTAAACTTTATGTCTGAAACAGGTGGTACCGTTGAAGATTATGTTACTTTAAATAAAGACTACACTAAGTACGATGACAAGCTACTTGTTAAAGAGTACTATAAAAAGACTAGACCGCATCTTAATGAAGAAGAGATTAGCTTCCTTATGGAAGATAATTTTACTTTTGATGAAGAAGCGGACGAAGAAAGATTTGTACGTAAGCAAAAACTTGCATACAAAGAAGAAGTTGCGAAAGCCAAGAACTTTTTAGAGCAAATGAAAAGTAAATATTATGATGAAATCAAGTTGAGGCCATCTGTTACTAATGAGCAGAAAAAAGCTATGGACTTTTTCCAACGATACAACAATGAACAACAACAAATAACCCAAAAAAGAAGTGATTTTGTAAACAATACAAAAAGCTATTTTCAAGAACAATTCAAAGGTTTTGAATTTAATGTTGGAGAAAAATCTTTTAGATACAATGTTTCAAATCCAAGCGAAATGGCAAACGCTCAGTCTGATGTTTCTAAGTTTATTAGTAAATTTACTAATAAAGAAGGAGATATAACAGACTTAGATGGTTACCATAAAGCTATTTACGCGGCTAGAAATTCAGATAGATTAGCACAGCATTTTTATGAGCAAGGTAAAGCCGACGCTACTAGAGATGTTATTGCAAAATCTAAAAACATAAGCAATGAAGTTAGGCCAGTTGCTACTGAGTCTACAATGCCTAATGGCTGGAAAGTAAAAGCTATAACGGGTGTTGATAGTTCAAGGTTGAAAATTAAGAAAAAATCATAATAATAAAAACAAAATAAAATGAGTTTTGTAACAGGAGGATCGTTCCCTGCATCAATTACGCCAATGCCAAATCAGGTTACCGTACAGGATAACTATATTGATTTCGCTGACGCAAATTTTGATACATGGGCACAACAATATCTACCAGAGCTTTATGAGCAAGAGGTAGAAAGATACGGAAACCGAACACTAGCTGGTTTCTTGAGAATGGTTGGCGCTGAAATGCCAATGACATCGGATCAAGTAATTTGGTCTGAACAAAATAGATTACACGTAGCCTATGATAATGCCGCTGTAGCAGCTAACGCTGGTTCAAGTATTACAATTACTATTACGCCAGGCGCTGATAATCCAGCAACTTCTGCACTTAGAGATGGTAACACTATCTTGATTACAGATAATGCAACAGGTTTATTAGCTGCTAAAGCTTTAATAACTGACAGAACTTCTGGAGGTACTACTAATGGTTATACAATAGATGCTGTACTTTATGAAACAACATCTGCGGCTTTACCAGCTGGTATAACAGGTGGAGCTTGTAGCTTGTTTGTATATGGTTCTGAATTTCCAAAAGGAAGTAACGGAATGGCAGGCGCTATTGAGCCAGGTTTCACAAGGTTTTTTAATTCACCAATTATCCTTAAAGATAACTATGAATTAAGTGGATCTGATACCGCACAAATAGGTTGGATTGAAGTAGCTACTGAAGATGGTACTTCTGGATATTTATGGTATCTAAAGTCTGAGTCTGAAACAAGATTAAGATTTGAAGATTACTTAGAAATGGCAATGGTTGAAGGTGAACTTCAATCTAATACTGTAGCTTTTGGTGGAAACTTTGGACCAGGTGGTGCTGCTCAAAACATCAAAGGTACTGAAGGTTTATTTGCTGCTATTGAGTCAAGAGGTAATGTATATTCTGGCTTTGCCGGAGCTGCTGCTCCTGGTTCAGGTGCTTTAAGTGATTTTGATACTATCCTACAACAATTAGACAAGCAAGGTGCAATTGAAGAAAACATGTTATTCTTGTCAAGATCTACGGCTCTTGATTTTGATGATATGCTAGCTGCTACCAATGGTGGTTATGCTTCTACAAATGCTGCTTCTTACGGTTTGTTTGATAATGAAGCTGAAATGGCACTTAACTTTGGTTTTTCAGGTTTTAGAAGAGGTTCTTATGACTTCTATAAAACTGATTGGAAATACTTAAACGATGCTACTACAAGAGGTATGTCTAGCGCTATTGATGGTGTTATGATACCAGCTGGTACATCTACAGTATATGATCAAATGTTAGGTTCAAATATCAGACGTCCTTTCTTACACGTAAGATATAGAGCTTCTGAAACTGAAGACAGACGATTCAAAGCTTGGATCACTGGATCTGTTGGTGGTGCTTTTACTACTGATTTAGATACAATGAGAGTTAATTTCTTATCTGAAAGATGTTTAGTAACTCAAGCTGCTAATAACTTCGTGTTATTCAAAGGAGCTTAATTAATTATTAACATTTAAAAAATAAGAAAATGGGTTTATTAAAAATCACACAAGATCAAGTTATAATGGCCGAAGGCATATTACAACTTACAGCAGAAATATCAAGCAACACGCTTACAATTGATGTTATTTATGCCTTAGACATGGGATCAAGCAAATTAGCTAAAGCTAATATTGTTTATACCAAAGGCGGATCTAACTCTTTTGTTTTAACTGAAGCTCAATATTTAGCTGAATTTGCAGAAGCGTTTAGCTTAGCAATGGGAACAAGTGGACCAGCATTAGTTGGACCAATTGTTGAACAAAAAGTCACGGCTACTGGATATCTAGTAGGAACAATTACACCTGTAGTTACATTAAAGCTTTCAACAGCTTTAGCTTAATTAAGGTTATATTTAAGATCCCGCTTCGGCGGGGTCTTTTTTAATTATTATATTATATTATATTATGGAAGAAACAAAAACAAAAAAGGCCCCAGTCAAAAAGGCTGCGCCTGTAGAAAAAAAGCCAGTAGATAACTGGGATTATAAAGATAGAAATTACTATTTATTAGGCAATAAGACGCCATTAACGTATACTATACCAAGTAGACATTCTAAAAGATACCCTTTAGTATGGTTTGATCCAAAACAAGGATATGAAAGAGAAATGAGATATGCTACTAATATGAATAGCATATTTGTTGATGAGCAAAAAGGTTCAGTTACTTTGAAACACATAGTGTTTGAAACTGGACACTTACGAGTTCCTAAAGAAAAAAGAAATTTACAAGAATTTTTAGAAAAACACCCTCATAAAGGGGTTATATTTTCAGAGTTTGACCCAGTGGTAGAAGCTGAAGATCAGTTTGAAGATTTACAACACGAAATACAAGCAATGAACATGGCTTACGACATGGACATTGAACATGCTGAAGCTATATTAAGAGTAGAAGTAGGTTCATCTGTTTCTTCTTTATCATCTAAAGAGTTGAGAAGAGATTTGCTATTGTTTTCAAAAAGAAATCCAGAGCTATTTATAAGCTTAGCGAATGATGAAAATGTAATTCTAAGAAATTTTGCTATTAGAGCTGTAGAAGAAAGGATAGTAGATCTGTCACAAGATCAAAGATCTTTTACTTGGAAAAGCAATGGTAGAAAACTAATGAATGTTCCTTTTGATGAAAACCCATATTCAGCCATGGCCGCTTGGTTTAAGACTGACGAAGGTATGGAAGTTTACAAATCAATAGAGAAAAAATTCAAATAACAAGTGATTATAATTAAGGGTGGTTTAATCCACCCTTTTTAAAATATTAAAATGGCAATAAACGTAAACACTGTATATACTACTGTTCTTACTATTCTTAATAAAGAACAAAGAGGTTACTTAACACCATATGAGTTTAATAAACTCGGTGAACAAGTACAATTAGAGATATTTGAGTCTTATTTTGAGAACTTAAATCTAATGTTAAGAAAACCTAGTAACAGCACAGAGTACGCAAACAGAGTTAAATTGCTAGAAGAAAAAATAGCTACATTTGAAACACAAGGTGTTGCAACCGTAGCTTTATCTGGCATATTTGGTCAAACAACATTACCTAACGACACTCACAGGTTTGGTATGTTGGAATATACAGACAGTGCTAAACTTCCTGTTGAAGTTGAAAAACTAACACGTCATGAGTTTTTACAAGCTAGACGTTCTCAATTAACATCACCCACTAGGAGTCATCCAATATGCTATTTGGAAGGGACAACTTTAAATATATTACCAGGAATAGCAACAGCCGCTGCTAATGCTGCCGCCGGTACTGGATCACAAAGTTATATAATAGAGTATGTAAAAAAACCAACACCTCCAGTTTTCGCTTTCACAGTTAATACAGTAGGCGGTTACGTATATAATAGTGCAGGGTCTACAGATTTTGAAATATCAGATGTAGATCAAACTGAACTTATATTAAAAATATTAATGTATGCTGGTGTCATTGTAAGGGACTCAGAAATAATATCACAAGCTGCTCAAGCGGCAGTTGCACAAGATTCACTAGAACAAATGTAATAAATTATGCCAAATAAAACAGTAGCAACAATTCCAATAACAGAAAACGACCAACAGTACTACGCAGGGCAGGAATTAATACCTACAGGTGGTGGTGGTGGAACAGCTTATAGCTTTCCAAATTTTAACACTACGCTTATAAGTAATTATAATGAGTTTGGTGATCAAGTTAGAGATACAGGTAATTTTTCAGTACATCTACTCGCTACTAGTACTACAATACCGGCTGCAGGTAATTTAATAAACCCTGTTTTTATATCAGTTTCAAATACTACTAATAACACTATATTATTTCAAAACACTCAACCTGCTGATCAGTTTTTGTTTTTGCAATTAACTGAAATAGCAACAGGTGATAATTATGGTAGTTATAGTTATGTAACATTAAACGATGTTATTAGTAATTTTATATTAGCTTTTACAGGTGAGGGTCAAACGCTTACTAAAGTAAATAGAACACAAGTTTTATTTCATGCAAGGAGAGCAATTCAAGAATTATCTTATGATGTTTTAAAATCTTACAGATCACAAGAGCTTACAATACCTACTAATTTAACAGTTCCAATACCTAGAGATTACGTTAACTATGTTAATGTATCTTGGTCAGACAATTTAGGACTAATGCATACTATATACCCGTTATGGGGATTAAGCGGTAGCCCTAATGAATTACCAATAATTGATGGTGCAACAGGTGTGCCTACTCAAAGCTCTTACGGAAACAACTTAGAAGCTTCTCAATCAATAATAGAAGATAGGTGGAAAAAAGCTAATGATTTTCAAGTAACTGGTGACTTTA